AATCACATTATATGTAACAACCTCTCCAGAATAGAATCCATGATCCGCTGCACCTTCTGTGACCTGTATCAACTGTATGAGGTCTCCTCCAGTGGCGCCAGTCCATGTTATAGAACGATCTGGTGCAGCTATTGGTTCGTTACCTAAACTTGGAAGAGAAGGCGAAGCAGCGTACATATGAGGATGTGGTGGTAACGCTAATGCATTATCACTATCATGGTCATATACGTTTTGAACATCAGTTGTGTATTTTGTAATATTATCATGAAGAGAACTATTACCTCTCTTTAATCTTCTACGAACAAATGCAAAATTGTTTATACCAACACCAGGCAAGTCACCTACTATAAATGTTGAACTACTAACAACACTTAATACACGACCAACTGCAACTAAATTAGATGAACCATCTAAAACTTCGATAGCATCTTCTTCTAATAATCCATGATCAGAAAGAGTTGTAATATTAAAACTACTACTTGATTGTCTAACAACGGTCTTTGGTGTAAATTTTACAGAAGTATTGTAAACCCATGAACTAAAATTACCATCTTCAGAACTTTTATTAATACCAAATGATCCTACTCTAACTTTATCTCCTTTGTTAAAATAGAATGTTGAGTCAGGAATAGGAAAATCTTTTAATACACCTGTAATTAAGACTTCAATCTTTTGTGTATTATTTGCAAAAGAGTATCCATAAGCTACATTATTATATCTTACATCATCTCCAATACTTAAAGTGTCAAGAGCTGTATCTACTCCAACAAACTGGTTTGATGTTTTGCCTGTATAAGTTACAACACCAGCGACACTCGCTGTTGGTAATGACAAAGAACCACTCGTAGGAAATCCAACTGTTGTATCAACTGTGATTACAGTGCCTCCAATTGATACAGGATCGGTAACACGGGTTCTGCCTGGAACTATGAAGTTACCATCAATTGAATCTTGAGATACACTAATTTGATAATAGTGTTCTCCATCATATAAAAAGTCTTTTACATCTGATATCGCACCAGAGGCACCTCTAATATTACTATCATCTTCATCAGCGTCTTGAAAAAGTGTTGAACCTTTTAGATTACGAGGATCTCCAGTAATGGGTTTAACAACAAAATCTTGTGCAAATCCATAATCAGCATCAGATGGTCTGATTAAAAAATCAGACGGTTTGATAATATTAACTTCTTGTCCATATAAGACTCTGAATAGTATTCGATATGATTCTTCAGTTCCTTTTGTTCGATAAAAATCTTTAACTTGTCGAATAAATTTAACTTGATCTATATTACTACTTAACTTACGATTTTCAAAACCACTTGCATAAGTCGTTTTTAACTTACTAAAAAATTCACGAATGAAAAGATTTGACAAATTATGAACTTTACTACCACCAGTATGAGATGCTCCTACAGTTGTATTAAAAGATAATAAATCAGGTCTTGTGGGTTGATCCATATCATCAACGCCACTAAACCCACGAACACAACCTGTAAATGATGTGGTTCCAATACCAGTGTATGTAATAATTTCATCATCAATTTTTAACAGACCATACTTACTTGGATATCCTTTTGTTGAATCTACAAAGATTGTATCTGAGTAAGATTCTGTATCTGTTGATAATCCAGTATATTCTGTCAGTGCAGCACCAACATAGGTTTGTAGTTTAGTATATCTGTCAAGATTCTCAGCGATGTTTATTGAACCACCCTGATATTCTTGAGAGATATAATATTGTTTCATAAAATCCACAAAAAGTGGACTTTCAGACTGCACAAACTCAGGTAACTGATTTTCAATTACCTGATTAATTTCAACTCTTTGTATTGATGTGTCTATCATTAATATCCGCCACCATAGCTAGATCCACCGCCTGATGAAGATGTAGGGGTTGTGGTTGTCGTAGTTGTTGAACCCATAGTTGAACCTGAGTAAGTTCCACCACTTGTTGTCGTAGTTGCAGTCGAAGAGGCTGTTGATGGAAGAATCGCAGCAGCTGTAGAAACTGGAGAATTTGATTTTCTTGTAAAAGTGGGAGTATAGTAACTGTGAGTATGAACAAATCTTGAACCAGATGTATTTTCACCTGATGCGATTAAATCTTGAACCATGTTAATCGTTGTGTTTGTCATATCGAACTTAACATATAAATCACGAAGTCCTACGATATCATTTGAGTGTGGAATTGCTTGAATTTCAATCACACCGTTTGCAACTACCGTTGAAAGTATATTTACAGTATCTATAAGAACTTCACCAGTCATATAATCGACAGTTCCAGCATTTTTCTTCACAATATTTGGAGTTCCACCCTCAATGTATGTAAAGAAGAAAATTCGACCTTTTTCACGATTTATTACCTCATCAGCGAGATAAACAACACCTGTAACACCCTCAATTGTAAATCCAGTTGACACTACATTATATGAACTCTCCTGAGTGTGGAATCGATTACCATAACAAACCTCATATTGAGCAAATTGACCCAAAACTGCTTTTAGATTGCGTCGAATCGTAACAAGAGTGATATTTGATGTAATTGATGAATCAACACTATCAATAAGAGATACAGCCTTACTATATTTGAATCTACCACCAAATTTATTCACATCTATTGAACGTGAATATTGAGTTAATGCATTTGAGACACCAGTTTTAAGATTATCTGAATCATCATTTAAACTTGGGTTATAATATGGTGTTGCATTAAGTTCAACATACAAATATTTTAAATCAACAAATTCTGGCACAATTCCAGCAACTGCATAACTCTTCAATCTTTGAATTAACTCTCTTTTTGTCTCATCTGATAAGAAATCACCATTTCGAGGTTTTACGGAGATAAAAACTTTACCAAAACGAGGTGGACTCATTTCCTCACCACCAAAAGCAGTTACAGACTCAACGTTTGGATAAATGAAACCTAAAACTGACTCATAATCAGATGCCGTGACTGCACGATACTGAGAGGAATAAATTCTTGGTGCAAAATACTTAATTGATGAGATAGATTCGATATCATCACCATCTCTTGACTTTTCATCAGTTGAAACAAGCGATATAAGGTCAGCATTAATTGCTGCACCATCTTGATTTGTAATATTTCCTACAAAACTAAACTCTGAAGCACCATTTCCATCTCTTCCGTCAGTCACAATATAAGAAACCGTAACTTCATTACTATTTGACAGTTTTTTAGCAATTACATCATCACCAAAGATTAATTCATACCTTTCATCCTCAATTTCTTGTAATAAGTAGGAATTTGATGTTGATGTCACGCCAACAATATTATCAATCTGTTGATATGTAACTGATGAAGTTGATGAAGACGATGGTTTAACTTTAACTTTGATTGTTGATGTATCAATGAATGAATTATCAAGAATATATCTTTGATTAAACAAAGAAGTGTCAACAGTAAAGGTTTGTGAAATAAAAACACCCTCATATATCTCAATATTCGTAAATTCTGCAAATCCGTTCACAACAGGAACTGTAATGTCTTCTGGAATACAAAATATAAAGTTTGTGTTTTCTCCAGCACCATTACAAATGACACCAGCGTTAATTGTAAGTGTTGATGTGTCTACTAGACCATCTACAGTAAAAGATATTCTTGCTCTTGATGATCTACGAGATCTTGGAACGTATCCGATGTTTCTGGCAAGTGCAACGACGTTTTCTCGAAGTGTAGCGGAGTCAAGAAAACACTCATTCGCTGCCATGTTAGTGTTATAAGCAGTCGTATATGTATTATATGCTAATGCGTCAATAATTATCGAAAGGTTAGACCCTTCAAAGTCATAATCCGTAAAATTAGTATTTGCCCTCAGATAATCTCTGATGGATGTCTTGATTTGATCAAAATCTAAATTAACATATTGTCCAAAGGCCATTATACTCTAGCTGGGAATAAGAGAACGTCTACTTCTTGTGTTGGAGCGGGAAGACCAACAATATCATATTGAACTGTACAATTCATTTCATTTCGATCTGGTGCAACTTGCACAGTTACCTCAATATTATCAATTCTAGGTTCATAATTAAGTAGAGATGACTTAATTTCATCTGTAATTCTAATCTCACTTAAATTTGTATTTAAATCAAACAAAGATTCGTTAATTACTGAGCCAAATGTAGGTAAAAATGGTTTTTCACCTAAAATTGTAAAAATTATGTTTTTTACAGACCTTTTTATAGCGTCTTCATTACGAATTGTCACTACATCATTCGTCACAGGATGACGTTTGAAGGATAAATTGATATCTTTGAATGCCCTAGAAGCCACTACAAGTATGACAAGAAACATGACTCTCAGAGAGTGCAAAAAGACATGTAACACCAATTGGACTAAATTTATGTGTATATTCGTTTAATATTGTCATCTCTGCCTTCAAAATTGCACGAGTGAAGATATCACGAAGAAAATTTGGACTATTTAAGTCATCAAAGTAACCATCATAGATGTCTAATATCAAATGCTCCGACATTTTACTCAATTACCTCTGAAAAATCATCTTCCAACACTTCTTTGAGATAAGATTCATCCCAATAATCATAATAATTTGTTTTTGCAAGTTTTTTTCTTGCTTCTGTAAGTTCTTTTCTCGGTTGACACAACACTAAATTGTATTTTCCGTTACTTGTTTGTATATTTTGTATATATGTCTTTGTTTTTCCATGATCAGCAATAAATTTATAGTCAGGATAGTTACGATTATAGTCATCAACAGCATTATATAGAAATTGTGCTTCAATATTATCTTCAACAATGTAAATTACAACATCAAAATCAGGTTTTGGCACAATTTTACATAATTTTTCATCTAAAATCTTAAAATTAGCGTTTGATGCGTAGGGGCATATCGCAAAATTACCTAATTCTGGTCGAACTTTTGATAATTGACCAATCCAATGTAAAATATACCTAGTTTTCTTGTCCATCTAGATCAATTGTGAAGTCTCCTTTATAAAAATCAAGGTTTATATCAGTAGTTCCAGCACCTACACTGATATCATTCTCTCTTTCATCGGGTGTTGTCCAGAAATAATCATCACAATCGCCTAATCGACCCCAGTTCACGTCATTCTCAACTTCAAAAATTCTTGTGGATACCTTAAAGTCAGGAGTTTTCACCTTTTCAGGCGTCATGGAGGTGTCATAGATGCGACATCTGTTGTTTGGATAGAGTGCAAACTGTCCATTTCTTAACTGAATCAGATTAAATGACTTATGTTCATCGGGCATTTCACTAGTAGACGCATCAATCTGATCAAAATCACCATGATAGTTGTCAAGAGTACAAATGTATTGTCCTTTTTGATTGCCAAAGTGTCTTGTACGCAGTTCCCATTCCATTGGTGCAACAAATTGTTTTACGATAACCGTAAAATCATAGTCCATACAGTTCCAAAACTGTAGATTGACCAAATCCATATCGGGATCTGGCGTTTTTGGAGAGGAGAGAAAAGCGCTGATTGGTAACTTATCATACATTGCACCATACTCAGGAAGATAAGT